GAACTGCGCGATGCAATTCAGGAAGGCAACATCGGCAAGGGCGCTCGCGTCCGTATCGCTTCGGACATCAACACCAGCGTTCGCAACGTTGCTGCCCAGCAGGGCACGCTTATCGTTCCGATCACTGGCGCTGCGGGCACCTATGACAACGTGGCGCTTGCTCAGGCGATGATGGACGAACAGGGCGTTCCGGCTACCGACCGTTACCTGTTCCTGTCGCCGCGTGATGCGAATGGCATCGCTGGCAACCTTGTCGGTACGGCTCGTACGTTCGGCAATGCCAAGTCGGATAACGCTTTCGAGCGTTCGCTCCTTGGCAGCAACATCGCTGGCTTTGACATCTATCGTTCGGACGGCGCATTCCGTCTTGGCGGTGTCAACCCGTCGATCACGATTGCCACTAACGGCGCGCAGGTTCGCTTTGTTCCGCGCACTCTGGACGCAAACGGCAACAACGTGGACAACCGCACGCAGCAGGTCACTGTTTCGAGCACCACGGGCGTTACCGCTGGTTCGGCTTTCCAGATTGCTGGTGTGGAAAGCGTCCATCAGATCACCAAGACCGCGACGGGTCAGCTTAAGACCTTCCGCGTTATCTCGGTGGATACCGGCACGACCATGACGATCTCGCCGCCGATCACTGGTGCCAACTCGGCCCCGACCGATGTCGAGCGTCAGTACAAGAACGTCGAAATCACTGCGACTTCGGCAACCGCGACTGTCACGTTCCTGAACCGCAACACGGCCAACGTGAACCCGTTCTGGCACAAGGACAGCATCCAGCTTCTGCCGGGGCGCTATGCGGTTCCTGCGGATCAGGGTGCCGATGTGATGCGCGGAACGACCGACCAGGGCCTTGAACTGGTCATGACCAAGTGGTTTGATACCGCCACCTTCATGACCCGTTTCACGTTCGACACGTACTATGGCGTGGTGAACTTGGCACCGGAAATGAATGGCGCAATTCTGTTCGGCCAGCCGTAACCTAGAGGCGGGGGCTTCGGCTCCCGCCCTTTGAAAGGACCAATGCAATGTCTGCTTCGCTTCCTGTCCTTGCGGCCTCGGTTGTCAGCGTTCCCGCTAACGCCCGCATCGCCGCATATTCGACCAGCTTTTATCAGATCAACCAGATCGTCAACAACGTTCGCACCATTCTCTATGCCGGTGCCGGCTCGTTTACCTCGGCGGTTTTATCGGCTTCGGTCGCCACTACCGTGGAGATCATGGGTGGTGATCGTGCCTCCACGTTCTACTCAATTGGTACGGCGGCGATTGTGCCGGAGTTTCCGTTCCAGCCCACTCCAGGCACTCTGAACGCAACCGGCACGCTGACTGCTGCTCTTGTGTTCGGCGGTATCGTCACCTCGACCACTGCGGCTGCGGTGACGGCCACGCTTGACACTGGCGCTATTATGGAAGCTGCCGGTTCATTCGTGGTTGGTGACTACGTGGATTGGTCTGTCATCAACACTGGCGGTTCGAACGCATTTACCGTCACGGCGGCTGCGTCTGGCCATACTGTTGTTGGGGCGGGTGCAGTTTCTGCCAGCACTTCGGGCCGCTTCCGCACGCTCAAGACGGCTGCGAATACGTTCGTCACGTACCGCATGGCGTGATGATGGGTGGGGCGGCGGTTCTCCTAACGTCGCCCCACTTTTTTAGGAGATAAGACAATGCCAATGAAGATGGGTTACGGACCCAAGACCGTATCGGCCAACATCAAGAAAGAGATGAAGGCAGGCAAGCCCCAAAAGCAGGCTGTAGCCATTGCCTTGGATGTTGCCAAGAAAGCAAAGAAGGGTCGCAAGAAATGAGCGACTTTCCTGATATGGTCTATCGCACGCCGGGCGAACACCGTGCGCAGAATGGCGGAACCTTCGGCTATCTAGGCGTCAATGACGCAGCCGAGATGCAGGCTGCGCTTGCCGATGGCTGGTATCGCACCGTCGACGCGGCATTTGCGGCTTTGGAGGCCGAAACCGTGATCGAAGAGGTTGCGGAAGCCATTGATGTTGTATCGCCTGCCACCCGCGAGGAACTGGAGGAGAAAGCGCGCGAGCTTGGCATTGGCTTCAACGCGCGCACAGCCGATGAGGTACTTGCGCAGCGGATTGCGGAGCGGGTCTAGTGGGCTACACACGCCGCGACTTCATTGATGGCGCTATGGAAGAGATCGGCCTCGCCGCGTACAATTACGATGCGACGGCTGAGGAACTGACCAGTGCCATGCGCCGCCTCGATAGCATGATGGCGGAATGGAATGCGCGCGGCATTCGTGTTGGGTATCCGATCCCCTCCAGCCCCGGCACTGGCGAGCTTACCGACGAAACAGAGGCACCAGACAGCGCTTGGGAAGCCATCGTTACCGGCCTCGCGCTGCGGATCGCGCCCAGCTTCGGCAAGACGGTGATGGCTGACACGCGGGTAAACTTCGTGCGGGCATATCAGGCGCTGCTCAACATTCATGCGCAGCCATCAGAAGTGCAG